TAAAACAGGCCCTTGATGATGATGTATTTGCGTTAGTAACTTTCAACTCCAATGCTGCTACAGAGGCAATTATGTATGGCTATCCCGTGTTTGTACTAGCACCCTGCAACGCTGCCAAGCCGGTAGCTGCTACCGATTTGAGTCAAATTGACAAGCCTTACTATCCGGATCAAGATAAATTATATAGCTGGGCTTGCCATTTAGCCTATGGTCAATTTCATAATGACGAATTACGGACTGGATCTGCATTAACAATGATACAAGGAAATTTATGAAAGTTTTTGTTGGATATGATCCACGAGAAGATATCGCTTATCGAGTGTGTGAATACAGTATTAAAGCTAGAAGCCTCGGTGTTGAAGTCATTCCTCTCAAACAATCTGAATTAAGAGAAGCAGGCATCTATACTAGACAACCAGATGCGTTGAGTTCAACAGAATTTACATTTACTCGATTTCTCGTACCTTATCTAACAGGATATAAAGGATGGGCAATTTTTGTCGACTGTGACTTTCTATTCCAATGCGATGTTACAGAAATATTCAATGCGGCCGACGATCGATATGCCGTTATGTGTGTAAAACATGAGTATACTCCACAGGAAGGCGATAAAATGGACGGCTGTAAACAAATGCCGTATCCGAGAAAAAACTGGAGTTCGATGATTCTATGGAATTGTGGCCATCCAGCTAATGCTGAACTAGAACCTCGGGTAGTTAATAACGAAGTCAATCTTGGACAATATTTTCACAGATTCATGTGGCTACCTGACGAGTTAATCGGGGAGTTGTCTTATCAATACAATTGGTTAGTAAACTGGTATCACGAACCACAAGACGGTTATGCCAAGGCTATTCATTATACAGAAGGAGGCCCGTGGTTTGAAAATTATAAACACTGCGAGTACGGGTATCAATGGGCAATTGAACATGCAGCAATGATAGAGTCGTCGAAGAAGGCACCGGCGTCCGGGCCGTTCGATCATATACCGGCAGATATTGAAACTGTTTTTAAAAAAATATTAAAGTATAGAGTCGACCCATCTGGAGAGATTTATAATACTACCGTTGACGATGTAATTGAGGATATTAAAATGTTAGACAACAATGCAGCAGTGGCCGTTGACGGCGGCCGTGATCCTAATGACGGTAAAGGTGTAGGTTGGGATCCGTATATGGAATCTTTTATTCTCGGCTGTGGCGGACAAATCACAAACTATGATAAAATCGCAGAGTCAACAACCCCTGTGGTATTTAGAGGTATTACTAAAGCTAAACACATGCGAGCGTGTGAAGAAAACGATCGAGATTACTATTATATTGACACTGGATATTTTGGCAACGTTCGTAAAAAATTCTTCCATAGAATCACCAAGAATGCCATGCAGAATACTGGGCCTGTTATTGAAAGACCGTTTGATCGATTAGAAGCAACAGGATGGCATCGTAGTAAATTTAAAAAAGGAAAAAACATTTTATTGTGTCCACCAAGTGCAAAAGCTATGAGTGCATTTGGCCTAGATCTTGAAACGTGGATGCAAGAAACTATTGCAACAATTAAAACATACACTGATCGACCTATTATAGTTAGAAATAAAGTTAGTCGTCGTGAGAGAACAGCAACAGACACCATGGAGATGGCTTTGTCCAGGGATATTCATTGTTTAGTGACATTTAATAGCATTGCTGCAACTGAGGCAGTATTGTTAGGTAAGCCAGCGTTTACTCTCGGGCCTAATGCTGCACATGCTGTTAGTTTATCGGATCTTTCACAGATTGAAAAACCAAAAATTCCAACAGCAGAAGAAGTTGAAGCCTGGGCAGCTCATCTGTCATACTGTCAGTTTTCGGAAGCAGAAATGAGGGACGGCACTGCTTGGAGAATCTTAAACGATGATGATGTGACTCTCTGGCAACCCGAGTAAGGATAATAATGTTCGACGTTGTTGTTTACCTAAGTTCCTTACATAAACAAACACCTGGTAGAAAGGTGGATACTCTTACAGCATTTGCTGACGGGGCAAGGCTGCAAGGAGCTCGTGTACACATTGAAACTCGATACACTATCCAGTCTGCAAAATTAGCTGTCATCCTTGGCTGGCCAAGTCCAATCCAAACAACTGAAAATATTAAATTACGTGCTAAGATAGTCGAGCATCAGAGGCAGCAAAACAATCACATCATGGCCATAGACGCTAACTGTTTCAAATTCAAAGATCTTGACAGCAAATATCTAAGATACAGTATCAACGGTGTTGATTACGATTCCAGCGAATACGCTAATAAAAACTCTGACTCTTCTCGTTGGGATATTTTATCCAGTGATATTGGACTAGAAATGAAAGACTGGAAACGACACGGAGAATATATTTTATTCTTAGTGCAACGTGACGGCGGATGGAGTATGAAAGGTCAAAGTCCTGTAGAATGGACAAGACAAAAAATAGAAGCAGTAAGAAAAGTATCTAATCTTCCAATTGTGCTTAGACCGCATCCAGGAAAAATAGCAGATCTAAGACCACTGTTACGGCCCGGAGTAACAATCAGCGACAGCACCAAGATTCCGATAGAACACGATCTAAGACGTGCCAAGGCAGCATTTGTGTTTAACAGCAGTAGCGGAGTTGCATCAATCTTAGAAGGTGTTCCGTTATGGGTTGATGACAGCAGTAGTGTGTGTTGGGATGTTGCCAATTATAACATCGGAGATATTGATCATTCAAAGCAACCCGATAGAAGCCAGTGGATTAATGATCTTGCTGCGTGTCATTGGACTGATCAAGAAAGTCGACAAGGCCTTGTTTACAAACAGTTCTTGCCTTACTTAACGTAGTTTACCAATCGCAGTATCTAGTGCATCACTGATGTGCTGTATTGGAAATACTGAAAATAATTTATCAACATTCATAACACAATTAGATCTTGGAGCAACTGTGGCGGCTTTAAATTCATCTCTGGTAAACCATTCTTTATCTAATTCAAGTTTATCAGCAACCTGTTTAGTAGTAGCAGATCCCGGGTTACAAACATTGTAAATTCCACTGGCAGGTTTATTCACTGCAAAGTACACAGCTACCTTGGCCACATCAACTATGTAACTAAATGAGTTTTCATAGTCAATTAATTTTTGATAGTTTGATAGTTTTGTAAAAATATTCTTGGGTTCATGTGTGTCGCCAAATGGCATGCGGATTCTTAGCAGATATGATTTGTTAAGATACGGAGTCATTAATTCTTGAAACAACGCCTTCGACCCACTGTAAAAAGATCCATTATTAAAATCAAAATTAGGAGCATCATCCTCAGTCCACCCGCCGGATTTGTAACCAGTGTATACACATCCGCTGGTGATATGCACGATAGGGGTAACGGGATTCGCAACTTCTAATTGCAATGGAAATACTACATTGCCATTGATGGTTTCTTGTTTATATTGTTCACAGGCATCGACATTGGGTGAACCTGTGTAGCCAGCAGCATTGATGATTGCCGTTGTACCAGCGGGAACTATCTGGGAGTGTCCAATCCATGTGTGATGAATATTTTGATCTTCTAATTCTTTTTTAATCTGCGTCCCAACATACCCGTGTCCGATTAATGTAATCATAGTGCGTCTCTTGATTTTATCAATTCGGGAGAATACTGTGGCAATGCCTCGACATTATTGAGATCTTTGGCATTTTCTAACTTTGCTGTTCTAGCACGTAACTCGCTGGAAGAATACTTGTGACCACGTTTATGGTAGTGCAATTCTATTCCCACGTCCATACAATACTGTTTACCTGTGAAATCTCTATTTAAATATTCTTCACTTAAAAATCTAATATGGATTGTCTGTGTTTGTAACAACTGTAATAGATCAAATTCAGTTTCGTAGATTAAAATTTCATCAACATACTTGCAGGCCTGAAGCTGAACATATCGTTCATATGCACTTTGCACCGGTTTATTTTTTGAACCAGGACGATCGACGGTTGGATCGATCTGTAGAGCAACTATGAGATAGTCGCATAATTCTTTCTCCATTTTTAACATTGTTACATGTCCAGCATGTAACAAATCAAAACTACTGCAATTAAATCCTATTTTCATCTGCAAGTTCTCCTAACTCTACACTTTGTAAGTAACACTCACTGGGCATTATAATTTTCCTATAAACTTTTTATTATTCGCCACCCACTGTTGAGCAGCTTCTGACTTATAATATTCACTGGTCCAGTCACTGTATATTTGCCAGTTGTTCGGAACATCATAGTCTTTTCTTATAAGATACATTTGACAACTAACGCTAACGGCTCTAGCATCTGGTGCTAGAATATATTTAAACATTACATTACCACTCTTATGTTTA